TGATTTTGATAGAGAAATCAGACTCAACCCAAACTTTAACCAAAGGGAAAACAATGAGTAGAAATTATTTAGTACAAGCACACTTGGAGTATTTGGTCGAAGAAGGCTTGAAAAAAGGACTAACCGAAAAACAAGCCATTGATTATGCCAACAATATATTTTTTTTAAAAGGAGATAACCATGAATAAAGAACTATATTTCAAAAGACGAGCAAATTTAAAGACTGCTATACGAAAGGCCAAGTCTTTAGAATTCAAGCAAGTTTGGGTATCAAAAACCATAGAACTTGATAAAATGTATCGTAGTTAATTAATTAGCGAAGGAAGGTTTCTTTTTCATAATGATAATTCTCCCCTTGAAACCTTCCTTCCACTAAACCATGCAAAGATCGAAAACTCAAACCCCACGCCCAATACCAGTAAAAAAGAAAACTTCGCAATCCAGAAAGAATAGAATTAAATCTTCCTCACTCAACAAGAACCAAAGAAGGCAGCGAGGAAAGAACTTAAGAATTTCTGGCAGGTAGTTCTTCACGCAAGAGCTTATTCAGGCCCACTAACAATATATGTCTACGAATCCCACGCTTGCTCTTACGCATAAGCGTTTTATTCTCCTCATCCGCTAACCAAATAATATTCTTCTCCGCACTCGCTAACTCCAAAAGCGCATTACTAACTGTCTTATGATTCATCCCACACATAAGCGCATAGTATCTATTGCTATCGTGCGAACTCCAGGTTTCCAATCTATGCCTTTCGCATATCGCCCAAAGCGTGAGCTTACTAGCTGGAGATAAATCATTTCTCCCCACGCTCGAACGATACCACTGCCAAACGATTTTCTTCGCTTCTCCGAACGAACGATAGCGCTTCGCTACGCTCGTTTGCACGAACGCACTTGCGCTTTCATTCTCTATTTCTTCTACTACCCACCACATAATAAATTAGAAAGCGTTGTTGCCTAAAGCAACACGCTTTCTATACATATATGTATATGTATGGATATTGTCCCTTAGAATCGCCAAATAGTACCCT